CTGGCATCATTCTTCTTTGACCACGAACTTGTTGTTCTTGAGTTTCTAATGGATTAGAAACTTCAACATCAACTCCACCTTTCATGTAACCATCTTGATTTGTGAATTGTGAAAAATCTACATCGTGAGCTTCTGCTTGTACTTGATTTTTAGTAGGTGCTATAACTTCTCCACCTTTAGCATATCCCTTAGTTGATTTTCTTGCTTCGGATAAAGCAATAGCGATAGCTTGTTTTGGATTCTTAACTATTTTTCCAGATTTACCAGAATGTAATTTTCCTGTTTTAAATTCGTGCATAACTTTACCAACTTTAGTTTGTTTTTTCATAGTGTTATTATACTCCTTTTATTGTTTTTTTTCAACCCTAGGATTTAATGTTTTTCCTAAGATAGTCTTTTCTATTGAAGTATCAGCTCTCATCTTAGCTAATTCCTCATTTTGTTGAAGTTTTTCATCATGAGTAGCTTGATTCATCATAACTTTCATTTTGTTTAAATTATGAGATTGTTCACCTTCATTACGTTTTCTTTCATTTTCTTGAGCCATTAAATCTAATTCTCTGGCTTTAAGTTGAGCAATAGGATCACTATCAAATTGAGAAGTAATTTTTTTCTCTTCTTTTAAAAACTCTTCCATAGCATCTGCTATAAGTTCAGCTTTTCTAGATTCAATTTTTTCAGTTAACATTTTAGCTTGCATTTGCATTTGTTGAACCGCTTGTGGATTACCTTGTGCCATCATTTGCATTTGTTGACCCATAGCTTGTAACTGTTGTAACTCATCTTTAAATTCTAATTGAACATGTTCTTGTGCCATGATTGAAATATGTTCAAAAATATTTTTCTCTAACGATGCCATAAGAATTGGAGAATTTTTAGCAATGTTAGTTGACATAAAATTTAAATGCGAAGTAATGTGAGATCTATGGTCTTGCCCTGGAAAAGCTTGAAACGGTTGTCCTGCTAAAGCCGCAATATGTTCTAAAGCAGGATCCTTTGGTTGTGGTTGTTGTGGTTGAATTAAAATTCTATCAATGTCTTTAACTCCTAATGCTTCATACATATTTCTATAAACTTGATATTGATTATGCATTGATGGATTAGACGTTGCAAGTTGCATTTCAGTTTGTGCTAAAGATATTCTTTGTGTTTGTGAAAATATATTTGGATCTGCTACAGGAATAACTGCAACATTATCATTAAAGTCTGCTTGTTTAATTTGTCTTGCTCCACCTACAACATCATAAGGATATACAGGAGGTAGATATATTTTAAATAATCTAGCTAATGAATTAAATTCTTGTTTCAAAGATGAATACATTCTTTTATGAATAGCTGACATTACTCTTGAACCACGTTCTAATAATGCAACAGTTGTACCAACAGCCGCTTGTTGATTACCATCTCCTACTTGCATATCTGCAATAGAAGCAAATCTTTGACCTGCTTGAACTACAACTCCCATTAAAGATAATAAAGTTTGTGAAGGTTCTTTAAATGGTAACATCATAAATGAATCTTTAATATTTCCATTAGGTGCATCTACATCTCTAAACTCACCTGGTTGAATTGGTTGTGCATCATCTCTAACTCTAATCCCTCGTTGCTTGAATCCCGCTGGTAAGTTAGCCAAGGTTCCAGCATCTAGTAATTGTCTAAGTGCAGATGTTGCTGTGCGTGACAACCCACCTATCATATGGATTAAACCAAATCCATAGAACCCAAGTCCTGGTAAAAATTTAAAATGTACAAAGTATTGTATTTTTGATTTCTTAGGATTATTTTGTTCCCAGTTACGTCTAATAGATAATACTTCTCTTGAGTCTTCTTCGATTGTTACAATGTAAGGAAGTTTAATTCCTGAGGGCTCACCAGTCTTAGGATTCATATCTTCAAATCCTTCGATATCTAAATTTATATGAAACTCTAAAAGTGTAAATAAATTATCACTAGCAGTTTTACGAATACCTTCTAATTCATTTTGTTTCTTTTGAAGATCAGTTTGTATTCCTTCAGGAGCTGTTAATGGTACATCTCTATAGAATCCAGCTACTTGTTGTTTACGTAAATCATTTTCAGATAATTTAATAATATGAATAATAGCTTCAGCATCTTCTAATGAAGTTGCAGAATAAGGAACAACTAAATCTTCCGCAGGGATAAATTTAGAAACAGGTCTTCCAAGTAATTCATCATAATAAACTTTTTTAAAAGTAGATCCTGATAAAGGTAAATAAAATAACATTTGATCAAATTCAGATTCATATTCTTTCATGACATCCATAATTTGATAATTCATAAATTCTTTAACACGTTGTGCTTCTTGTTCTCGTTGCACCGTACTTGCTCCTATAATCTGAGTTCTAACTGGACCGTCAGAAGGTAATAGTTCTTTATAAGCTTGGGCTTGGAATTGTGTTACAGCTTCCGCTAACACGGGATGCGTGGCGCCAGAAGCTCCTTTGAATGGTTCTGTTCTTCTCTCGTATTTAAATCCTAATAAATCTAATCCGTCTGTGTATGATTTTTCCCAATCTTGTCTTGATGTTTTATATTGATCAAAGTCATCACATAGTTCTGATCCAATTGGACCTAAAATTTGATCATCTAATGATTCAGCTAAATTAGCAAAATGATCTGCAGGTTGTTGTGGTTGTTCTTTAGGGTCAAAATTTATATCTGCACTACCATCTTCATTTTCAGAAACGTCAACAGGTCCACCTGTTTTTTGATCTACCAAATTTTGTTCTACATCTGATGCTGTAGGTTCAACAAGATCTTGATTAACGTTTGGTAATGATTTGTCTATAGTTGCCATTATTGTTTTTCTCCGAAGATATTACCTTAACCTTTTTATTAGGTATATTCAAGCCTTGTGGACATGGACCTCTTAAAGGAGGTACAGTGGTTGTTAACTTTTTAATCATTTTTTATCATTTCTTAATGCACTAATATGTCTACCTGTTAGTTTACTTTCTAAAGGAAGGGTATCACTTTTTGCATAATTAGGGTGAATGTTTTCTTTAGTTTTTCCTAAATAAGGATTTATTTTATCTTCATGAAAACTAAACTCAGCTGGAGTACTCATAATAATATCTGATTGTTTATCTATATGAGTCATAGGTGGTGTGTAGTGCATAGTAAAAATACCTTTTTTTGTTTTAAGATCTGGATTAGCTGCGTAAGGAGATTCTACATCTATTCTAATAGATCCATTAGGTTTAGTATAAGAATATACATCTTCATTTCCAATTTTTAATTTTTTAATAACTTCATTATGTAGTGAAGGTAATTTACCTGTCATGTTAATTCCTTCTTTATGAACCTTATTAACTAATTTAGGAAACCAATCAAACATGTTATGTGTACGAGCAATTTTAATATGATCATCTATTACATGAAGAGGAGTTATTGTTTTTGTAAAGTTAGACATAACTTTTTTATAAGAATGAGTAGAAACTTTTCCACCATGAGCAAGTTGAGATCTATATAATTTTGGATCTAAATATTGCATTATTTTTTTGTCTGCGTTTTTTGTATCTACATTTTTTTGTAATTTTGAATTTTCATCAATAGTAGTTAATTTTAAAAATTTTCTTAAAATAGAATTTTTAGCAAGTTTATTGGTACTAAACTCTTTTCTTAATTTTTGTATATGTCTTGTATTATTTTTAACACTAGTTCTATGAGAACCTAAATGATGAGGGTGTAACAACTGTTTTAAAAAATCTTTATCGTACATATTAATAATATTTTTTATCATAATGAACCACTGGCTCATCTTGATAATCTTCTGGATGATCAATAAATCCTCCTTGACGAAATCTCATTAGAGCTTGCGTCGTAGAGTCTACCAAGTCATCATTCTCCCCATAAGGGAATGCTGCACATTCTTCTATTACTTCTTGAGCAAAGTCTTTGTGAGTGGGCGCCCATATGCAACCGCTCTCAAATAGAGGTGCAACACTGTTAACTCTGGTATGCTTATCATTTCCTTTGCTTGGTGTAAAGTTAACAACTGGTATACCCATCTTACGTAATTCATATGTTAAAGGTAAACCTGATGCTTTAGATTCAATCAATACTGTTTCAGGATTCCAATAAGAATATTGTTGATAGGCAACTCGTCTTAATTCTGGAAACTCTAATCGTTCTTTAACAGCGTCTAATAATATTAACTGTGGACCTGAATCTTCATTATGATGAAACACTCCCCAAGTAGTGATTGCTGAATAGTCAGAAGTTTCTTTTTTCATAAATGCAGTATCATAACTTTGAATGACATGTTCTAAAGGTGGTATGTAATCATATTCCCATTTACGCCACCATTCTCTTTTAATGATTGCACCTTCTTCCGAAGTTGGATTCTGCATCCATTGTGCATTCCATTTTTGTAATGAGATAGAAGTTTTAACACCTTCTAATTCTTCTAACTTCCAATACTCTGGCCAAATAGGTTTACCTGATGGAAGGATTGCTGGAAACTCTACAAGTTCCCATTTATCTCCTTTAGCATCTCCTTGATGTTGTAATAACATTCCAGTTAAATCTTTTGTATTCCATCTCGTCATAACAACCACAATCATTCCACCTGGTTGTAATCGCTGACGAGGTCCTGATGTATACCATTCATATGCACGTTCTAATGCATCCATACTCATAGCATCTTGTTCAGAATGTGGGTCATCAATAATTAATAAATCGGCACCTCGTCCAGTAATAGCTCCGCCAACACCCGCTGCAAAGTATTCACCACCTTGTTCTGTTTCCCAGCGCCCCGCTGCTTGTGAATCTTCTCTTAGTTTTGTTTTAAATATTTTTTGATATTCTTGACTATCAATTAATGTTTTAGTTTTACGACCAAATCTTACAGCTAGTTCTCCTGTGTGAGTTGTTTGAATAATTTTCAAGTTAGGTCGTTGCCCAATCATCCAAGCGGGAAAAAGAAATGATGCAAATTCCGATTTTGTGTGCCTTGGTGGCATATTAACAATAAGCCTTTTAATTTTACCTTTAGCCAAATCATTAAATTTTTTTGCAATTTTTTTATGATGATAGCCTTCAACAAATTCTGGCCAAACATGTTTAACAAAAGAAAGAAAATCTGAATGAGATGTTTCTTCTTTCTTTTTTTGTATAGATTGAATATATAGCTTTAAAGCATCTTTCCTAATATCAGGTGGTAAATTTCTCAGTTTCTCTATATCGATTTTCATAAAAAATTTTTATAAAATTTTTTGGCATCACTATTGGATGAAAAATATATTTTACGGGGTCAATTAACAAAAATCAAGTCTAAAACGAATTTTACAACGTTAAATGTCTAAATCAAGCCGTAAAGGGAATTTTTTTGGTAGTACCTACGAATAAGGGTGGTATATGTTAAGGAGGGTCAAAGTATTTCACAATCCTATGAGACCCCTCTCGTCTCTCGCATCAATGCACAAGGAAAGTATTAGACATTGTGTATCAATATCAATGCGTAAGCATTCTATTGAAAGCATTCCTATTTAAAGCATTCCTAATTCAATGTAGTACCTGAGGGAGGGGCGAGCCGGCGGCAACGCGTCAGCGTTGACCGGCGAGCCATTAGCGAGCGCAACAGCGCGAGTGTAGCGCGCTGCTCCAGCAGCGCCACGAGAAGCAAGAGACGCCGCGTTAGCGGCGCGCACAACCTATGCGAGCATGCCTGCGACATTATGTCGCACTTTATTAACTTGCATATAGATATAGGATATAATAGGATATACATGTAACAGAAAGGAGAAACGAACCAGACTAGATTGTTGGATCAAGTCGCATGTCTCTAGATACGAGAGAGAAGCACACCCCCTGCGCCTCATGTAAATGTGGCGAAAATAAGGCAGGCGCCAAGACCTGACGCTAGGACCCAGTAGCGTGCAGTTCGTAACTAGATGCAAGTAACAAGAGGCGAGCCGCAACAGCGGCGAGCCACAAGATGCGCGTGTCGCGCAGCAAGACGCCGCTACGCAAGCTTTGCGTAGCGAGCGATTATTACGGATTTAAATGTTTGCTAGATGCTCGATGATTGCAAGCCAACCTTTGATGAACGGTTCTAGACGCAAGCCTCGAGCAGCAAGCTCCTGGATGTTAGAACCTTTGTATAGGTATGGCTCACTAAGTTTCTCGTCACTAAGTTTTGAGAGACTAGCAGCGAGAGGCTTTACTAAGATAAAAGTATTTTTTGGATGTAGTATATGAAAGCCAATTTGATGTGATGATAAGCGTACAGAATTACTTTGTGCTACTTTAAGCTCGATAGTTAAGAACGTGCCATTTTTATTATACAAAACAACATCTGGCCAACCAGAAATACTAACTAAATCGGTGCGAGTTAATACAAAATGAGGACCAAGTTTTGCTTTAACTTCTTGCCAAAATTTACTCTCAGATTTCACAGTACAATAGCATTACTACTTCTTACGGCTTTCACGATATTTTTTATCGAAATCATCGTTCTGTTTATTATCAATTATGATAGCTATAAACCAAACAATAGCACCAATAGCCATAGTAATAACAATCATAGACATAAAAACGCTGTATATATCTGCTAATATATCAATCATAAGAGGACCATTTGCTAGCCATTTCATCAACATACTCTTCAATACGTTCAGCGTGCCACATAATTTCTGCCTCTTCCTCTCCAGGAAGTTTATTGCGTGCTTCATCAATAAACATTTCAGACATCATTGTACCGGTTGCTAAAGCGTCTTGATCATCATAGCCAAAGGTATAATTGCCTGCTCTCCAATTATCAATAAGATAATTAGATAGATCTTCTAAATTATGTATTTTAGTTGTCATGCGTGTCTCCCATATTGTTTGTTAAACGGTACAGTCTTGTTATTATTTTCTGGCTCTAAAGTATCACATTCTAGATCATATGGATCATCTTCACTTACTCTAGATACAGTGCCAATATATTCAACTTTGGTATCAGGAGTATCAACATCAATAAATGAAGTCTCGCAGTTATCAAAGTCTTCTTGAGTTAGATGTCTAGTAATTTTATCGTGTATAATTCCACCATTATCTAGCCAAACATCAAACGCATTATCTCTGTCATTAGCTTTAACATATTGCTCAACAGTTAAAGTGTAGTACTGTTTTATCTTATAAACTTTTTTACCATTGTCATAAGAAAAAAACGTAAGCGGTGTTTTTTTAGTCATTATACTGTCTCCTTTCTATAAAAAACTTCTCTTAACATATCATAACCTCCACCATAAGCAACACCATAATCACTCATGCCAGCGCCATTAGCAAAAGTTTCAATTTTGCCATCATTCCAGCTTTCATAAATACCTGAAACTTTAATACCTTCATCACCTAAATAATATATTCCAGCATCAAGATCAGAGTTGTTTATAAGATAACTACCAGACTTATCTACTTTTGCCATATCTTTTTGAACTAACTGATCTAGTGCAACTTTGCCTTTATCAGTTATTGGTGTCATCCATAAATCAACATATACATCATCACCATCGCCATCATATTGCGGTTCTATTCTTATATCATCATTATTCATCTATGCAGCTCCTATATAGTTTATTGTCCATTGATTTTTTGCTGTTCTGTAACCATTTTTATCTAAATCAAAATAAATCAAAGCTATATCACCTTTAGTTGTGGTGAATAATTTAGACTTATCATCTAAAACGCCTACACGAACAACGCTTTTCTTTTCTGTATTTACTTTGCCATCAATATTATCAGGCGTGTAAACTATGTTGAACTTAGGTTTTTTATTATCATTCATAATAATATTCCTTTCTAATATCCTATTTATAATAGGACTTTTATCAATTCAATAACTATTTTAACCAAAAAAACTAAGTATTTGATTATAAAGCAATATTTCTTTACTCTTCAACATATATAATCATTCTGTGTTTTTCAGCCTGACCAACCAGTTTATTAGGGGCAAAAGTCATTTCTTTTATTTTATATTGTTTATGTCTATCATGAGGAAATACAATTCTTACCTGACAACCACCAAGATCAGATTTATGTCTAAACTTTTCTAATATCTCCATTAAATCTATTATTCTCATATCCAATCTTTGAGCTCCTCTCCCATTACTTTAGATGCAATATTTACTTTTTTTCTTAAAGCATCTACTATTTTTTCATCTACTGTATTTTCAGCTATTATATCAATATAAGTCATATTTTTAGTTTGTCCAATACGATCAATCCTGGCTTCAGATTGTTGTCTTTTTTCTAAATCATATCCATTAGAATAATAAATCATAGTAGAAGCTCCTGTTAATGTAATACCATAACCACCGGTTTGTGGTGTACCAACAAGAAAGCGAACAGGACTATTGGGATCCTGTATGTTCTTAATAGATGTTTGTCTATCATCGGTAGAAGTATCACCATAATAAGTCATTACAGAATTATCTCCGTATTCTTTTTTAATATGATCTACAATTACTTCTATATCATGACGATAATGAGCCCATATGATAGCTTTTCCTTCAACCTCATTTAATATACTTAACAATTCATCTATTCTCTCATTATTTAATAATTGAACAGAACCATCATCAGCTTTAAAGTGACCACATGTTATTTGATGTAATCTCATTAATTGAGTTAACACAGAAGCTGTTGTAACTAACTTTCCATTAAGTTCAGCAAGTGCCATTTGTTTCATTTGATTATAAACTTTTTGTTGTTCTGGACTTAATTTAATAATACGTTTCATAAATGTTTTTTCAGGTAAATCTAAACAATCATCTTTTAATACACGATATGAAAATGTTTTGAGTTTATCTGATAATTCTCCAAGATTTTTATAACCAACAACTATCTCAACAGAACGAGGACCTACATTAATTTTACGTGTAATTGCATATCTGGTTTTAAATGAATAATAAGATTGCTGTTCCAATAGCCAAGGATCTAAAAAATAACATTGTGTAAATAAATCTAATGGAGATTTAGTTACAGGAGATCCAGTTAATATTCTTTTATATTTAACTTCTTTACCAAGATCTATAATTGATTTAGTTCTTGCAGCGGTTGGAGATTTAATAGTAGTTGATTCATCTATTGCCATTAAAGTTTTATGACAAGATAAAAATTTCTGTGCAAACTGAGTTCCTTTCTTTGTAGAAAATGCTTCAACATTCATTATTAAAATATGTAAATCTTCATCAGTTTTAAATAATATATCTAATTCTCTTTGTTTTGATTTAGTAATGTTTGCTTCCCATAACACTACTTTCTTTTCAACATGATCTGACATATGTGTTGGAATTTCAGAATCAAACCAGTTTTTATAAACACCTTTTGGTGCAACAATTAACACACCATTGATATTTCCTTTGTCATACAACATAGAAATATTATCAATAAGAACTTTAGATTTACCAACTCCCATTTCCATAAAGTAAGCAAATACTTTTTTATCCCAACTCATTTCCAAAGCTCTTAATTGATGTGCAAAAGGCTTTGTCTTAAATTTATAATTCATAACTTTCTTTCTTTTTTAACCAGCCAACCATGGAGATAGTTGGCTGGAAATAACTAATAAAAACAGGGATCAGTATCAGTGGGTAATAAAAAAACAACAGAGGTCATCCACGTCGTAAGCCATCCCTACTTGACTATGTACTTAATGTTATGGTACTTGTCAATACATGGGATTACCAAAAAGATTAACAGAAAAACAAATGATATTTGCTAATGAATTAGTTAGCAATTATGGAAGAATAACAGCTACAGAAGCAGCAGTAAGAGCAGGTTATGAAAAAGAATTTGCTCGTATTAGAGCATCTGAATTACAAAACCCAAAGTTGTATCCATTAGTGGTTAAATATATTGGTGAACTTAGAGAAGAATATCAAAAACAATTTGCTGTGACATTTGAGTCACACATTACAGAATTAGCTAAGTTAAGAGACGAATCAAGAAATAAGGGTGCATGGAGTGCTAGTATCAATGCTGAAGTAGCGAGAGGTAAAGCCGCAGGATTATATGTTGAACAGAAAATTATTAGAACTGGTAAGATAGATGATTTATCAGCAGATGAATTAGAAAATAGATTAAAAGAAATATTAGAAGATTATAAACCACTTCTTGAAGGGGTTGAGGTTGACGATCTTGAGGCTGAAGCTAAATCTAGACAGAAAAAGATCAGAGAAGGTAAACCCCAACAACCCAAAAAGAAAGATGTATTGGAAGTTAACTATTCAGAATCTTCGTCTTCATCTTCATCATCAGACCAGTCTTCTGGACCATCTGAATCAGAATCATCACACTGACATTGATTATCTTCTAGATCCTGAGCTTTATCTCTAAGAATATCTAGATCTTCTTGAATTCTATCCATAATATCTTGGATATTTTCTTCTTTTTTCTTTTTAACCATTGATTTTCTCCATTTTTGTTATGTTTGATGCGGGAATTACAGTTCTATCTCCAAATGTAATTTCGCCTAAGTTATCTATCTCATATGATGAAAATATCCAGACATATTTTGATGTTTTTTTATAAATAAAACCAATTGAAATACAACGACTTACCTCCATTCGGTCGAATTCTGTGTCAGAAGCCCAAGCAGAATCGCTTAATATATCGTCCCAATAGATTCTATGAAGCTGATAATTAAATATTTTAGTCATTTCCTAATTTACCTATATACAGATCTGTATACTTTTTAACACTACAATAGGGAGTAAAGTTTGAAAAAATTTGTAACTTTGTAACTTTCAGTGAATAAGCTATATATACCAACATTTTTATGGTTACAAATTTGGTTACAAAAGTTACAAATTCCTCGCCGCTCGCCTCTTTATTCATATATATCAATGACTTATTCAAGAAAAAATTTGTAACCAATTGTGGCAGAATTAAGGCAAATTGTGGCAGAATTGTGTCCATCAGCCACTACTGCGGGTTCTAGAGGTACCTAGAGGTCTTTAAAAGTCTCTCGACGCTCGTTACTCATCACAAGACGAGAGCTAATAGTAGGGAGCATCGAGCAACTAGGGTTTAAAATTAGGTTTTAAGGTATTATCTATGTTGAAACCAATTATAAATAGCTACAAAGCTTAAAAGAATAAATACAACCTGTTGCGTGAATCTAGCCTTATCCTTCTCAGTATAAGAAATATAAGTCCATAATATTACAGATATCATTAAAAAAACCCATGCAATCCATTGTAGGCTTATAATTGCCGTTGCTTGCATCACAGAACAAGTAATGCTGATACTAGCGGCTGTCCATCTTAGTTTGTTGTTTTTCATTTCTCAGCTTCTAATATCGCAAATCCTAGTTCCCTGACTATTTGAGGTACAATAGAATTACCTAAAGACTTTATTCTATTGTTTCTATTTTTGTCCAATTCAAAGGATACCCCATTAGGAACTCCACAAATTCTGGATTCAGTTTGCCACCAGGTTTCCCTTCCTTCATCATTTTTATTGGTAGAGAGTCCGAGTTCCTGTTTTGATATGCTGGACTCAATGTTGAATCTTTGTGATCCCTCGTTGTTGGTGTTGGAAACATTTGTTGTTTTCCTTCCATTAATTCCCCCAGAGCTCTCCCATAACCTTTTGTCGTTCGACCTGGTTCGTTCGCTCTTGGAGTTGGAAACATACTTATTGCATCCCTTAATTTTACTCCCCATCTTTCTCCCTTCTTGTTCTCTCGGAAGAAATGTCCATCCTTGAGTTGTACATCTTTTGATACTCCGCCCTCTATATCTGATGCTGTCGGAGTTGGAAACATCTTGACCATTCTGTTTAATGTCATCTGAACATGTTTGTTCGTTTTTGGATTGTATGCTCTCTCGTTCGGTTTTAAAGGCGTTCCGTCCTTGCTCGTTAATGTTTCCAGAAATTCTCCTTCTCCCGCTTCCTGTGCTGATGGAGTTGGATACATTTTCACTGTATCTATTAGATTTAGACTGTGAGAATTTTTCCCATCTTTCGTTAATCTTCTTCCATTTTCCGTCAATATCATGTTGGGATGTTCTATTTCCTGTGTCGTGGGAGTTGGATACATCCATCCGTACATTGCCATTGTTTTTTGATCCACTTGTTCTCTCAAATTTGCTGGTTTCGTTCTTCCTTTTCTCGTTGTTGTTTTTTGTTTTATCGTTGCTTGTTCTGATCTTGGTGGAAGAATATCCATTGTGTTTGGCGTAGCCCACAATCCAAATTCTTTTTCTTTGGTGCCAAGCACCGATGCCTGAAGCTGGAATAACAAGACATTGGACTTCGAAACCTTCTTTTTCCAAGTCAGTTTGCACCTGTCTGAGTACCACGCCGTTGTTGATGTTAATAAGGCCTTCAACATTTTCCCCAATGAACCATCTGGGTTTACATTCTCTAACGACTCTAATAGTTTCGTCCCAGAGATATCTATCGTCATCGACTCCTTTTCTTTTTCCTGCGACACTGAATGGTTGGCAGGGAAATCCACCGGTAATAATATCTGCTTCGTATTTGTCTCCTTTGACATTTCTTATATCTCCTTCTATGTTTGTGTTTGGCCAATGTTTTTTTAAGACTTTTTGGCAAAAGTCATCTTTTTCTACAAAAGCTATTGTCTCGAACCCACCAGTAGATTCTAGTCCTAAACTAAAACCACCAATACCCGAAAATAAATCAAGAAGTTTTAACATTTTTTATGTTTATCAGGCATTTTAGCACCTTTAGCTAGGTTCTCGTACCACCATAAAGGTTGTAAATTAGTATAATGAAAACATTTAGTTTGTTCTTTAGGTTTATTTAAATCGAAACTAGCACATGGAATAATGTGATCTATATGCCAACCAAATTTATTATAATTTTCCCAAGTCATTCCAGTTTTAAATTTACTTTCTAAATACTTTTTTAATCCTTCAATAGATATTCCAACCAAATTTTTAGCAGATTCATTTTTAGATGATCCCAATAATTTTAAAGCAACTCTTAATCTATTTCTTAAACTATGTAAAATTTTAAAACAAGGATCTGTATCAATTCTGTTTTTAAGATAAAGGTTTCTTTTTTTCTTAACTTCAGGTTTTTTATTATATAATCTAGTCCATTCATTAGATCTTTCTCTATTTTCTTTTCGCCATTTTCTTAATTGTATTTTTCTTTTTTCAAAATTTTTAATTCTATATAATCTTGTAGTTTCTGGATTATTTTTTTTACATTCTTTACATCGACGTTGTAATCCATCTTTTTCATTACAATTTTTATGAAAATTATTTAAAGTTAAAATTTTCTTACAACCAGTGCATTGTTTCTTTTTAGATGACATTATTTCTTTAATTGATTATAATATTGATCCACTTTTTCTAACCACATCCATTTGTATTCTCTAAACTGGCTTCCGTTAATTATAAATCTTTGGAAATATAAATCAGGTGTACACATAAGAATCACGCCTTGTTCTATATTTGTATTGTAAATACAATCATGAGCTGTAGCATAAGCCGCAAGTTGTAACTTATAATCTTGAATCCATTCATCTTTCTTTGGTTTATTAGATTGTTTAAAGTCAATAATACTATCTCTACCTTGATATATTCCACACAAATCTGTAGCTCCTGCATATAAACCTGGATAGTATAATGTAACTTCTGAACCCCATATTTCTTGTAAATCATTTAATCCTTCTTTAATAATTTTATCTGCCATGTTCCTCGCCACTTGCCCCCCGTCACTCAAATCTAGCAATCCTTGACCGTTTAAATGGTATTCTAAATGACTATGCATAACTGTTCCCCTAGTTGCAGCTTGATTTTTTATTTCATCTGCTTTAGAATCTCCGACCTTTTCTTTCCATTTAGCTAAAGATTCTCGCTTCTCGTCGCTTTGTGTTGCAGCTAGTATTGTGGTAACAGACGGGAGCTTTTCAGATCCAACTTCATAATGACGCTCATCGTTAATAAGCGAGCGCATAGATTTAGGATATTCAAATTGCTTATTCCACTTCATTAGTAATATATTTCAAATGTCGTTGTTGTAGTTTCTTTTATTTCAACTGTTTGTTTTATTACTTGTCTGCTAGGTGATTGAGTCTGAGCACAAGATACAAGTAGTAACAATATTAATAGGTATTTCATTTTCTATCCAAAGTATAATTAGGTCTTAATCTTATATTACCATTTTTAAATGTCCAACACTCACCTGTTTTATTAATAAAACATACCCATAGAAGATCTTGTTCCATTCCATAATCAATTATAAAATAAGCATAAGCATCTCCTTTAGGTGTGATTAAAGGAATAGGGTTATTTAGTTGTGTTATCATTTATTTTTTTCCAATAATTTATAAAAAGTTTCAGCATTATTACCTGCTTCATTAATAGCTTTTACAATTAAATCAGGATAGCTTTGATCAGTAGGTTTTAAAAAATCTTTAGGATGTTCATGTATTTTATATTCAATTTTATCTTTCCAAAGATAATATGTATTCCAAAATATAGGTTGTTCTAACTGTTTAGTTATA